ATTATTTATAAACCAAGATTTTTTCCAGACCAAGTTATTCATTGGTGCTTAATGTTACAAATTGAAGAAATTCTTCAAAAACCAATGTATTATTATTCTTGTGCTAGTATAAAAGGGAAAGGTGTAAAGTTGGCTTCTACTTATATAAAGAAAATATTATTCAATTAAATGATGTAAAAAAATTCGTAAAAAACGGTAACTTACCTTTCGAATATATAAAACAATTAGTATGGGAAGAAAATATTAATTATGAAGAAAGACTAAAACTCTTAGAAGAAGGTTGGATCCCTGAAGAAGAAATCTTTGAATTATACTCAAAGGCTCTTATTAGAGAGGATGATTTATTAAAATTATCACAAAAATCAATTATAAGTAAACAAAAAACACTTGATATTATAAATAATACTCAATTACAAGATTTAGAAAAATATTCTAATATTGTATTAGTAATAGGTGATAAACTCCAAAAAATAAAAAGAGATGATAGCTTGTATTTTAATGAAGAAAAAAACACTTCAAGCAAAAGCTCTAAACCTAAATTAATGATTGACCCAAATGAAAGAGAGTCCCTTTTTAGTTTGTTAAAAGCTGGTAAACCAA